GGCTGATAGTTTAAATCCTGATTTTAATGAACAGTTTACCCAAATATCTTTTTCATTGACATTTGTTGCATCAATATCAATAATACGGTTTTCAACACGACGATTAAGTGTATAATCATCAAATTTTAAGCTACCCTGCTTGAACATAAAGAACCAACCGTTGCTGCGGTTAGAGTACCCAGTGCCATCATTGTTAAACAATGCAGTCATATAACCATAAGGATCTGGAGTACGCTCCTCAATGAGGTTTGTAGTATTATTAATTGTAAGCGGTATTAACTCGCATTCGTAAGAATTGTTGTTTTTAGCAGTAGTTGTAAATGTCTGTACCATTGTACGACTATCTGGTTGTGCAAATTCATAGACTTGCTGAGTAACACCATTATTGTTTAGACTAGCAACAGGACGTCCAAACGGATTATTTTTATTGAATGCTTCATTTAGTATTAGCGTAAACTGTTCATTAAAATCAGGATTTAAACTATCAGCCCAGACAATTGTTTGTCCTGATAGATTCTGTCCCCGACTGTCATATAAGTTTTGTGTAGTTGTAATTGCTTGTACACGCAAGAATCCAGTTGCAGCTTGATTTCTAAAAGGCTTATAGCCAAGTTGACGAGCATTATTGAGAACATTATCTCTAACTTCGGCTGTTTCTAAAAAGGTTTCACGTAGGTTTAGATCACTACGGAAAGCAAGATTTTGCCCAAGAAAGCTAATCAAGTCAATTAGCGCAACATATTCGCTAGAGTTGATAAAATCATTAAAGTCTTCTGGATAGTTGATCTGAATATAATTCAGCATTGCTGTACGCAGGCTTTCAAAATCATAAGCTTTGAAATCTGCATTGACCAGATAGCGATAATTGTTAAGCCAACTTTCTGCTGCGAATAATTGACTCAAACGCTTGGTTTGGCTCATTGTGTGTTAGTCCCTTTGTCATAGGTAATTGGTAATGTAACTGTTTGGTTTGATGGCTTGTAGTTAACAGTAATTTCAATGTCCAATGAATTTGCTGCTTCACTGATGTTAATGTTAACTAATAGCCATCTAGGATCTTCTCCAATAATTCTGGTTAGATCATCTCTTATTAATTTTACTGTGCGATCATCAAGTGGATCAAAAAGCAAGTTCCAAATAATTGTTCCAAACTTTGGTAGCATTACTCGTTCGCCAAACCTGGTATTCAATTGGTTTAATAAATCTTGTCTGGCCAAATCAAGATCGTGGCGCACTGGACTTAGAAATCCAGTACCTACACTGCTATATCCGCGGAATTTAGAAACAATTCTTGCCATAATCTTCTATTTACCAACAGAAAATATAGCGGGTTATTTAGATTTAGCCTAAGCCTATAGAAGTTGGTGAACGAATCAGCGCAATGTTACCGCCAGTTTGTGGTGCACCATACCTTGATGATAGCTGGTCTGCTGTATATCTACTGCCCGGTGGTGCTTGGCCATTATTGAGATAATAGCTGCGTTCATACTGATCTCTCTGCATTGAACTAGGTGCACCAAATGCTGGATCAACTCTGGTTCCGGTTTGAGGTCCATTACCTAACTCACTACGCCAACTAGAATATTGCGGATTCTGTGCTCGATTATCTCGTACTGCACGCAGATCTGCAGCTTGCCCTTCGGCTGCAAGCTGCTCTGGAGTTTTCATTCTAACACCAGGAGGAACATTTCCAGTTAGTGCATACTGCGCTTCAGCGTTTCGCTGATTACCATCATCAGAATAGCGAGAATTTGCCCAGATTCTAGCAACATCAGCATTGGAAGCGCGACCGTCGGGCGATTTAGCAGCAGCATCTACTAGTTGATCAGTCATATTATTTGCCTGTGATGGATTTCCATAAGCAGCCATGCAAAGTGCATCAAACTGTGCTTGTGTAATACAAACATTTTTTCCTTCCATCTGCTGCTTTAATCTAGTGCGTACATCTGGTGTAACATGTCGATCAGTGATTTGTCGACTTGCCTGTCGTGCTTCAGATTCACTAGGTCCTCTTACCAATGCTTCTTGTAAATTGCGATCGATACGACTATTAGGATTTGATGGACCAAAAATATCAACGCGAGTACCGTAACCAACACTGTAACCTTGGTTATCTGAATACATCATGCCACGATATGCCTCGCGGCTTTTCATCATGTTAAATGCAGTATCACTCATAACTGTTTTGTCAAGCTCGTCACGCGGAATACAATTAACTGCATCTGCGCTTTCTGGTGGTACATTGTAGCTTTCAGGTATTGGCTCAATGTTTGTGTTGCCAAGTGCAGCATCATTTCTGCCAGTGGGAGTAGTAATAGGTTCTCCGCCGGAATTACGCCCGTGGCCTCCCCAGGGTTCTCGTTCAGGTACGCGACTTGCCACACTGCGGCCAACACCTGTATTAGTTACAAAACTGTTTACGCCAGGTAAATTTGCTGCT